TTCTTTGCGTCCTCATCAAGAACGCCGACGAATTCCAAAAGCTTCAAGCCTTGGCCAACCATGGCGCCAATTGTGTTGGTCCAAATCGTTTGCGCAACTTGGATTGCAACACCGATGCCAGCAACGCCAGTGCCGACGAATTGCAGAACGTCAATCAAGCCTTCAAGCGCCACGCTGGCGCCAATGATTCCGTTCACAATCCAACTATTGAGCGTTTCCTGATTGTCTTTGACGAACGCTTCCAAGTCAGCAAATAGGTCGGCAACCTCGCCAATGGCGGCAGTCAGCGCCGGACTATTTACGATGACCTCACCGATTGATTCTTGGAAGTTGCCAAATGAGTTTTGCGCGCGGGTAATCGCGCCGCTGAAAGTCTCAAGCTTTGCCGCCGCCGTCCCGCCGTAACGGTCCAACACAACGCGAATTGCCTCACCGTTTTCCAGTTCGGCTTTGGTCAACCCCTTCATTGCGTCAATGGAATCGTCAAGCGGTCCAAGCGTTCCGCTTAGGGACTTGCCAAGCGTCCTGACTGACGCTTCCAGTGACTTGCCGGTGACCGCTGACAGTTCGGTTGCGGCTTTCACCAACTCGGTTGCTTGGTCATTGCTGACGCCGAAAGATTTGGCGAGCGCCAACTGATTCAAGATTACGTCATCACCGATTCCGGTTGTCGCTTCCATGACGTTGGCGAATTCAGCGAAGCCGTCAAGCGCCGCTTGGCTTGCCTCACCTGTCAGCGCTAGTTGTTGCTCAAGTCCTCGCAAGGCATCTTGTTGAGCAATCGCGGAATCAACGCCAGCTTGAAGGAAGTCAACAATTTCGCCAGCGGCAAGGAACGCAACCGCCGCGCCAATGACGCCTTTTAAAGCGCCAAATGACGCGCCGATTCCGTCACTGGATTTCTTGGCTTTGTCGGCGAATTTATCAAGGGACTTTGTTGCATCGTCAGTCTCTAATACAACCTTGCCCTTGATTTCCGTTGTCATTTTTTGGTCCTCATTTTGGCGCGGCGCTCTTGTTCTTTCGCCGTCAACTCATTCCATTTGCCGTCGATAACAATCATGCGGTCAACGTAGTAACCCGGTAACGAATCAACTGCCGTTGTGAAACCAAGCCGCGCTAACTTCCGCCGTTCCAAATAATCCACAACGTAACTTTGCAGAGGGCTAAGGTATTGGCGGTGACCGTGAAAGATTGCCGCCGTTGCGCGCCTTAGTTCTGCTTCAATTCCGGGCCATCAGGACCAATCTCAACCTTGGCAAAAATTGCCCCTGCCAATTCCTCAATCAGCGCGTTGCAACCCTCATCACAAAGCAATTCGTCAAACGATTTGTATTTGTAACTGTCGCGGACACGCGAAATATGAATTTCTTTGACGTATTCAGGCAACATTTTGACCGCCGCGCGCGTGACGCTGACGCCAGCGCTGGAACCACTGGCCAAGATTTCGTCAGCGGCTTGCTCTTTGGTGATTTCACCGGACGCAATTCGCATGGAAATCCTAAGCATTGCTTTATCAGCGGAAGCAACCCGGTCCCGCATTTCGCAACGTTCGTCATAGGTCGGAACCCTCATGACAACATGACCGGAAAACTTTGGTTCAATGACCCGCTCGGGAGTTTCGTCCTTCGCGGGAATGGTCACCGGCTTGCAAAGTTGTGGCGTGTATTTGACTGTGAACATTGGGTTGTGGCCCCTTTCAAAAAAGTTTTCTTTACAGCATACCGAGGAACATTTCGCCAGCGCCGCCGTCACCAACGGAAGGTTCAAGCGTCATGTTCAGCGTTGCCAAACCATCGTCATTCGTAATCGTCAGTTCAATGATTTTGCACGTTGGTGCAAACGAGTAACCGCAAAAGCCAGGGTTCCAGTTGCCGCCGGTTTTCGTGCCGAAGCTGTATTGAAACCGAACGGTGTCATTCTTGCGGTAACGTGCAAACTGTTTTGCATCGTACTGATTCAAGAGTGACACAACTTGAATTTGACCTTCACGCGAAGTGATGACCGAACCGGACCGGCCAGATTCGGCGCACAAGGAACCGATTGGACGGCGACCGTTGCTTGATGTCCAGTCAATGGCTGACGCGTCAAAGCAAATGTAATCGTCCACGGTGCCAATCATGACTTCATGAAACTTTGCCGCGAGCGGGTCGCTTGCGTCATACGTTGGCGTGTATGGCGCGGCGTAACTTTGCGCGTTGTCGGCGGTGTAACCCGTTGTCGCAACCGTTCCAGTGTCATCGGCGGCGGTTGAGAAACCAAGCTTGTCACCAATTGTGTTGGCGGCGTTGGTGCCAGTGTTCCAAAGCAATTCAAGCAACGTGCCGGTTGTCTTGATTGTGTATTTGCCGGTCGTGTCCGAATAGGTCACGGTTGGCGTTTGCAGTGGGTTGGCGGCAAGCATGGCGGCTTGCAGCGTTTCAGCAACCTCATGCGGGTCTTTGTAGATTCGGACCGGAATTTGAGCGGCCCAAGTCCCGTCATCGTCCTCAAAGTCCAAATAGATATCGGTTGAAAGAATTGTGATTGGGTCAAAGTAGTACGCCAAACCTTCAAGGGAAAAGTTTGCGTTGACCAATTCGCCAGCGTTTGCCGAGTAACCGAATTCGGTCACCTTGGCGCCTGCAACCATATCGGTTGCGCCAGCGTTGCCAATGTAACGCCATACGGTCAGCGATTGGTGACCAACGTTAGCCGGTGACCAATAGACGCATTTGCCGGTATTGACGCCCGTTGCTGGCGCAACTGGCACCGCGAACGAAAGCGGGACGTTGTTTGAACTGTTACCCATGCTCACGCGAATACGCGAACCGTTGACCGGGTCCTTGATGAGCAAGCCAGCGCCGAGAGGGAAATCAGAACCGCCAGCGCCAAGAACCAATTGCGAGGTTGTCGAACCAACCGTTGTGGTCCGCTGAGTTGAGTTGACCGTTTCGTTTCCAAAGAAACCCTTTGGAATGTGGTGATAGTTCGGCGCCTGACCTTCAACGCCGCTGGCGCGTAGGTAATGCGACAGAGTGACCGGCGGGTTTTCAGCGCCCGGAATACTAGGCGCCTTGCCGATGGAAGCTTTTATTTCAGCATTCTCAAGTGAGTCCCGTTGCGGCGTCATATCGAAGTCATCTTGAATGGCGATGAAATCGGCGCCGGACGCTGGCGCAACTGGAACGCCTTCGGTCACTTCCGGTTTGAACGCCACAACTGTATTGCGATATGGAATTGCGGTCATCGTTTGACACTCCTTAAGTTGTTATGTCCTCGAAATATTCAACGCTGAATTCTGACGTCAGAACCAAAAAGCGACCGGCTTGCGTTTCAGTTGTCAAAACCTCAATGCCGCCGTCAGCAACGAAAAGAATCTTTGCCTTGCGATTGGCCAACGAAACTTCACGTTCCCAATTTTTAATCAGTATGAACTGTTTTTCTAAAATCGCCTTTTGAGCGTTGCTGAAACCAGTTGTGTCAGTGTTATGAGCGGCAACCCTTTCAGTCAGGATGACGCCGAAATTACGCTCAATCGACAGTTGGCAATCAAGCTGGCGGTTGGTGTTGACCGCTGGACCGATGACCACGCCGAAGCCTGACGCCAATAGCATTGGGCTTTGAACGTCAAGCGCCAGCACGTCAGGAATCTGAAATTGAGTTGCGCCAAGCAACGCTTGAATCTCAGCGTTGACGTCATCAAAGATTTCAGAAATCTTGCTCATCTATAAATTTCGCTTTGCTCAAAGTTTCGCGCGCAAGGGTCAGCGCGTCCGCGTCCCGCCTTGTCAATTTCGTGATAACGCATGTTGATTGCCTTGGAGTATGACGCCAAAGCCGCTTTCAGTTGGTCGGCGTGACCGTTCAAGCCGCCATAAATGATTGCCGCCGTTTGGTGAATCGCGGCTTGAGTGTAAAGCGTTTCGTCCATGATTTGGTCGCGACGAACCAACACGCCGCGCGCGCGCAAGTCAGCAACGATGACCTCAGCGGCGTTCAGGTGTTGCTCACGCCAATCGTTTTTGACCACGCCAGCATTGAAAGCCAGGCGCAAGGTTGCGTTGTTCAAGTCAGGATAAAAGCCATAAAGGCCAGGGTCAGAACTGAACAACTGGCCAACATATTTGATTGCGGCGGTGCCAGTCAGTGACGCCGAAACTTTGAAGCGTGACCAATAGAGGTCATAAATTCTCAGCGTGGCGAGCGCCGGAATTCGCTTGGTGTCATCCTGGCATGACCAACCCGGCTTGTCGTTGTCAGGGACAAACGAGACTTTCCCGCTCTTGGCGAGCAAGGCGCCAGCGGTTGCCGTTTCGTCCACAAGGTCAACAACCGTTTGCCACGCCGCGCCGTCCCAATACTGAACGGCGAACACCGAAGCCAGCGCGTTCGCAACGCTGATTTCAAAATGCTTGTGATTGAATGGAAATTCACTGCCGATATAAATGTAATCGTCAGCCGCCAAATCAATGACCGCAACGCCTTCTTTGTAATCGTTGACTAACGTGCTGATATCAGTCAGCGCGCCTGACTTGCTCAAGATTACTCTTTGTTTGCGGTCCAACACTTTGGCGTTTCCTTTCGGTGATTGTGGCGTGTCCCGGTCAGCTAATTGGCCACAACAAATAGTGACCGGGAATCACGTTTGACCCGCTGTTATTAACAGCGAATGAAACCAACGGTGTATTCAATGGAACCGGCGGTCAGCGCGGCGGTGCCAATGGTTTGAATGATCTTGTCGCCAGCCGCCATGATATGCGGGAAAGCCAGCACGTTTGGCGTTCCTTCAACTGGCAGCGGCGTCAGGCAAGCATTGGCAACCAAGTTGGCAACCGCGCCTTGCGTTGCGGTCAGAAACTTGGTCAGCGCGCCCGTTGGGCCAACTGCAACCGTGGCGGAACCGCCAGAGGTGCAAGCCGTTTTGACCGTGGAGTGAAAGTCCACAACCTTCACTTTGTCGGACGCGGTGAAAATGTCCAGCGCGCCAACGGCGCCAGCGTCCTTGGTGAAATCGTAGCGAACACGTTTGTATTCAACGTGGTTGCCAAACGTGTTGCCAATCGCCTCATGTTTTTTCAGTGCAGTCATGGTTAGTCGTTCCCTTCCGCGCTTTCAGGCGCATTCGTGTTTTCGGTTTCTTTTGGCTTTGGTCCACGCTTTGCCTTCGGTTCTTCAACCTCAACAATCGCGTAGTGGTGATAGCCTTGAGCATATGCCGTCACGCTCTTGACGTTTTCGACGGCATTGATTCTTTTCACCAACTCGCCAGCGTCCATAACGGAAATTGAAATGAACATGATATGTGGCCTTTCATGCAACCAAACGCGCAATTGCGTTAGGTGTTGTAAATCCGAATATGTTTCGCGGCGCCTTCAAGTCCGACCTTCGCGCCAGCAATCATTTTTGCCGACAGGACATAGCCGAATTGTTTGTTGGCGTGGAGCGAACTGATTTCAAATTCCGGTTCTTGTTGCAGAACCAGATAGAGGAAATCAGGGTGGAAAGCCAAAGCCAGTTGCGAGGTTTGGCCGGTTGGAGACAGTTGCGACATTGCCGCTGAGTTATCTTGCAGAATGTTGAAGTTGAATTTTTTCTGCAACATTTTGCCAGCGACAACCGGACGGTCATCAACGAAGTCACTGTCGGTCAGCGTTTGGCTGGACAACAGGTTGCCGTGATAAACCGGGTCAGCCAAGAGATACCAAGGGTCCATTTCTGGCCACTTTTTCTGACCGGCTTGAACGTTCAGCGCAATCAGTTGGCTTGCGTTGAAGTCCGTCACGCCAGTGTTCGACGTGGTCGGCGCGGCTGCAAGGCCATACAGATATTCGTTGAGGCTGATAATCATTGCCTCAACAAGTCCCTGGCGAATCGTTGAATCTTGGCTTTGGATTTGGCTTTGCAGCGTCACGAGGTTTTCAATTTCGTAACCGGCGCTGATAACTTGGTCGGCGACAACTTCAACTTGCTGTGTTTGAAGCTTTTGCGTGGTGAAAACGCTGGTGTCATCAACACCAACCTGACGGCGTTGCGCCGTTGGACGGATAATCTGACTGACCTTGACGCGGTCACCTTCGGCCAGAATTTGGCCTTGATATGCTCGGTTGACCAACGCGGCCAAACGGGCATTTTCCAAAAGTTGTGGAACGAAAACAGAAGACCAAAAAGCCTTCACTTGCGCGCGGACATCTTCCAATTGAGTAATCAAGGTCGGTCCCCTTTCAAAGTTGGGAACCGACCTATTCGGTTCCCGTTATTTATTTTCCCATTTCACTTCCGTCATGCGTTTTTTCTGTTCCGCATAAGGAAGCTTTTTCCATTCCTCAACGGTGAGAGTTTTTTCGGTGCCATGAACGCCGTCATCTGGCGGCAATTTCTTTGGCGTCCCGATAATTTCACCGTACTGTTTCCGAAAGTTGGAAGCGTATTTGGTTACGCTTGCCTCTGTCGGATTGCCTTCGGCGTCCACGTCAATTTCGTCCAACTCAACGAGTGAACGGAATTTCTCTGGAACCTCAGCACCAAGAACACGCCTGAAAGCCTGCATTTTGCGAACGTTTTGCAAGAGCGCTGAGTGTTCGGCAAGCTTGCGGTCCTTTTCGGCGAGTTGTTCCTTGAGTGTTTTCTCAAGGGTTTCATAATCGCCAGCCGCTTTGGCCTTCAACAATTCAGCTTCCGCTTGCTTGTCACGGAACGCTTTCAGTTCCGCTTCTTGCGCAGCGAATTTCTCTTGAAGCGCTTTCTTTTCAGAAATGACGCGTTCAGCAAACTCTCTGGACACTGTTTCGGGTTTTGGTGTCTCGGTCCCGCCGGGACCGGTGCCGCCGCCTACAGGCTTGGGCTCACCGTTTTCGTCACTTAGTCGCCGACCGAGTGAACGAAAGAAATAACCTGACTTGATAATCATTGTGGCTAACTCCAATTAGGTTAACTAAAGCCTTTGCGTTTTGCAAGGGCATCAAAACGTTGTTGAGCGCGCCGGTCCAATCGCTTGATTTCGGCGCTACTAAGGAATAGGAAGGGACGCGCTTTAGAAACCCAACCGGCAATCTTGGTGCGGTCACTACTTGGCTGAATCGTCCAAACGCCTTTGCTTTCGCGCTTGTAATTCAGCTTGTCCAGCAACTTGCCGGTGAAGGTGAGGTTGCTCATTCCGGCGCTGGTTTGCGGTGAAAGCAACCGCGAGTTGAGTTGCCGATAACGAACATATTTTCTTGAAAGTTTCTCAAGGGGTTGGCTTGAAGCGCCGTCCTTGGCAACTCCAAACCCCGCTCTTGTCCGTTCGCGGATTGCTTCAACCGCTTCCGCTGCGTAGTCACGCGCAATGCCGTCAACGCTCGCTTCAACAAAGCGCGTTACGTCATCCATCCAAGTCCGAATTTGCGCGCCCATTGTTCGTTCAGCCATTCCATCGGCCTCACTTGCTATGTTACAATCACTTCACCTTTTGGAAAAACCATGTGCTTTTTTTGGTCCCGCTCTGCAAAGAGCGGGACTATTTTTCATTCTGTTTCGTATGCGGCTAGTATTGCGTCAGCTTCCTCATCGGTCAAACCTAAAAACGGTCGCGCCTTTTTTGGATTTGGTGCGCGTCCATAACTTCCAATCTGATTGCCTTCGGCTTTGGCGTTCACTTCGCTACCGGCTTCAAAACCAATCGTCACCTTGCGACCGCTTATTTTCAGAATCTCTATTGAGTTGAGCATTTCGTCTGACAACGTCAAGTCAACGCGGCGCTGACCGCCTTTGACGTTCTTGCGATAATCGTCATTGTATTCAGGGAATCCAAACACCTTGCCGTTCTTGACGCCAAACCCGGCTTGGCTTCGGTCCTTGATAAAAACTCGAATATCATTGGCAATAGCCTCAAGGTCCTCAGCCTTGTAGCCTTCGGGCAATTCCCAAACGAATTTTTGTTGCTTAGCCATTTTTCTTTTTGACCTTCGGCGCGGCGCGGCGCTGACGGCGGTTGCCGCGAATCAATGCCTTGAGCAAATCGGCGTCAACCCGCTTGGCAACGTCCAGCTTGCGCCCGTCAGGCAAGGTGACGAACCTCGGCATTTGGTCCATTTTCATTCCGTTGGCCAAGCCACGGCGCAATTCGTCCAGGGTCAGCGTGTTATCTTTGATTTGTGGCGTTTCATTCATGCGGCTGGTTCCGGATTAGGGGTTGTGGTTGGCGCGGCTGGCGGTGCCTTTGCGGCTTTCTCAGCTTCAATTTCTGCAATCAGTTCGTCCAACTCATCGCTTGATAGCTCAACATGATATTGCGCCAAGGCGCGCTTGCGCGTGTTGAACCCTTCGGTCACTTCCGCCGCCAAGTCTTTGAGCAACTGACCACGGCGCAGCAATGGAATTTGGTCAACAAAGCGCGTCAACACCGTGGCTGTTTCTGAAACCTGAGACTTAAATTCAAAGTCAGGGTTCTTGATCCACTGAGGATTCAAGTAATGCAACACCAAGTCCCACAACTCACGTTCAGCCGCTTGCATGACTGGAATTTGGTCTTTGCGATTCTCTGACGTGTCCATTTCGTCAACGATTTTCGAAATACCAGAACTAAAGTTGGTTGCGCTGATCTCACCAATTGCACCCGGCTTGACGTCTTTCGTTTGCAGCCAGAAAGCCAACTGGTTTGCGACCAAGTTGAGAGTGTTGTTGGTGTCAGCGGTTGGCGTGAGCGTTCCAACTTGCGGTGTCTTTTGCATCGCAGGGTCAGACTTGAAAGACCAACGGGCGTTTGGCGCGTAACGGAACGAACCGTCATCAACGTCAACGGTATAGATAATGCTGAAAGACTGAAACATATTTGCAAAGTTGGCGTCAGTCAGAATCAGCGGGACAAGTGTCGCCATTTGCGCGGTGTCACTGTCTTGGATCGGCATGACGTGTTGCGGGTCTTGATTGATATAGACCATAGGAATCACGCCCAACTCGTTGACGCCTTCCGGGTTATCGGCTGGCGCGAACGCGCTTGTCACGTCATCGCCATCCGAAGTGAAGTAACCGAATTCGTCTTTCTCAATGACGTAATACAGTTTTGTTTTCTTGCCTTGAACGTCAACGGTGCCTTTGCAAATGATAAACCCGGTCGCTTTTTCCGGTTCATTCTTGCTTGTTGAATAGGCAATGAACGAGTGAGAGGGAATGACGCGCAATGATGGAATTGGTTTGCCGGTGACCATGGACAAATAAGGTTGGATCAAAGCGCGCTTGGTGAGGTTGACGAACTGGCAAGCAATGGTCATCACTTGGTCCGGTCGCATTTGTTCTTGATAGAACTGCAATGCTGTTTCGTCAGCTTCCTCAGTGTTGGTGTTTTCAACTGACCGCGCCACGCCGCCAGCGTAAAGGCGTGACAACTTGTTGATAATCTTTTGCAGCACGTTGATTGGCGGAATCCGTTTCTCAGCAATCTTTGCCGATTGTCCGCTCATTTGCTCATACAAAGCTTTGATGACGAATTGAAGCAACGCGCCTTTGTAAATCAAATAAAGCTTGTGGTCATACTCAAGGTGTTCCCGATATTCGGCAACCTTGGATTGCAAGAATTTTATCTTCGCAGGTGACAACGCCATTTAAATTCCCTTTCAAAAATTACATTTCAGTTGTGCCGCCAGCCTTGCGGTTGAACCAAATAGTGTTTGCGTGAAGCGCGTAACCCAATGCCGTTGTGCAATGCTGATAGGCAAAGCTATCGTTCTCGCAAAGGACCGCGCCTTTTTTCAATTCTGTCAATCGTAAGCCTTGGTCAATTGTAAAGGCGTCCTTGTAAACAAACAAGCGGCGTTCGCCAAGCGAGTTGCAGCAATAGGCGTTCACAAGGTTGTGGCGGTTTCTGATTGGCGGGTTGCTGACGGGAACCCAAAACTTGAACTGAATCGCCTTGCCTGCTTTGGTCTTGTAGTTGGCAAAGAATTTTTTGACGATATCCCAATCAGATTGGTTGTTGCGGGTGTCCTTGTGCATACCGGAAGCGTCACCGCAAACAATGAAATGAGGCACGTCAAGGTCAAGGATTCCTTTTTCAGCCAGTTCGTCGCAACTCTGACCCGTCCTCATGCCTTCAACGATGACTTGGTTGAACCAATGATATTCGTCATCAATGAACTGACCAACGATGACGCTGAGGGGTTTGTTCTTGCCTATGTTGAAGTCCCAAGAAATATAAACCGGGTGACGCTTGTCGATTTCATAGGGACGATTGCGGAAGTTGAACGCGCTGGCATAGGCATAGTAAACACCGTCCGCGCTGATATCCAACCATTCACCGCCCAAGTCACGGCGAGCGCGCCGGGCGTCCATGCTCTTGTAAAGACCACGAATATAAATCGGGTCCAGAAAAATATTATCTTCGGTGCGCGAGTAGAAAACGCGGCGGGTTTCGTGTTGCTTGCCGCCGCTATTGGGTTCAATGAAATAGCTATAAAGCCAGTGCTTCGGCGAATCGGGGTTAGTCGCCACAATCATGACGTTTTCTTTGACGCCCGGAACGCGCCTCAACCGCTTGCCTAATTCAATGAACGCTTCCTTGTCTTGTTCGTCGTTTTCCGTTCCCTCATCAATGATGACCATGCTGTATGGTTTTGAACGAAACTTTTTATATTTGCGGTCCGCCCAACTCAAGCAACGAATCATGCTCTTGTTGGCAAAGCGAATTGTCCCGCGTGTCTCGTTGACCCAATAGTCAACGCCGCGCCTCAATCCGTGACGGTTGCCGTCATCGTCAAAGTATTCCTCTATATGGTCCAGAATCTCTTGCCATAGCGTGTCACGCAAGTCCGGCATTGACCGGCGACCAATACCGCACCGCGCTTTAGGATTTTCCAGGCAATGAGTGACGGCAAGGTGAGCGAGCAACTTTGACTTGGCCGAACCGACCGCGCCGCTCAAAAGAATTTCTAGGTTGCCGGTTGTGTAATCAAAGTCACGGCGAACCAAGCGAAGGCAAGCGCGTTGTTGAGGTATGGCGTCAGGACAAAAGTGTTGAAGCGCGCCGTTGAACTGGCGGGACAATTCCCAAGCCTTCGGCAACGCTTCGGCGGCGCTCACTCAGTTAATTCCGTTCATAGGTAGCAACGCCGTTGTCAACCATGTTGCAGGTTGCATACTTGATTGATTCCAAGTCACGACAAGCTTGCATCAATAGCAACGTGTCAATGTTCGCCATTCCCGACAAACTATAAAGGTCATCGTCAAGTATGCGTCGAACGGCGGCGTCAAATTCCGCTCTGACGGTTATGATTGGCAAGTCAACGTTTGGTTCTTGTGGCGTGTTGCTCATTTGCGGTCCCGCCGTGGCTTGCGTGGTTCGCGCTGGCGTCCTTGCTCACGCAACACTGGCGGGTTACGGTCCATATCCCACCAACTCTCTTGACCGCACGTTGCACAATCAAAGAGCGACCCGCGCAAGCCGTCACGCTTCCAAACACCGACTTCAACCAAGTTGGTGACGTATGACGGTTTTCCTTCGGGTTGCTGATAACAACCAACGGTCGGGCAAGGCGCGTATTTGTCTTTGAAACTATCCAACCTCTCAGCGCGCTTCCATGAGCGCCGAACCATGAGGAACATACAAAGCCCAAACACCAACGCGCCAATGATCCAAAATAGCGTCATGCTGTTTTCCTTTTCCAACTGACAGGTTTTATTACGTCACCCCAACATAGGTTGACGCATTGCGCGTAACGGTGAATTGAGAAACCCCAACGTTCAATGACAACGCGCTTGTTCATTGGTCGCCACGCTGGCCCAACGCGAATGAACAAGCCGAATAGGTCAAGTAACGTCCCGCTTGGAAGCAAGCAAAGCGCCAGCGAGAGGCGCAAGCCGCAACACTCAACCCAACGAACGCCGTCAATATCTAAACTTAAGTCGAACACGCTTGCACCAATCTAAAAAGTTGTGGAACGGGTCATATAGAAACATATAGCCGAACGCCGCGAAGTAGCACGTTGCAACAAACATTTGGTGACACAACCAAAGCCAAGCGCGATTCATCACAAGTCAATGCCTTCATCCAAACGCTTGAACGCTTCGGAAGGTTTCTCACCGGGACGAATAGTTGTTGAACGCGGTTCGCTGAGGGTTGCCGGGTATTTGTCCAAGATTGGACCACTGTCTTTGAACCAGTGCCACAAGTTGACCAACCCGATAATCAACCCAATCGGCAACCAACCAAGCGTTACGATGACGCCGATTTGCCAGCCATTGCGAAAGGTCAGCTTCATGATTGGCATTGCAATCAGAAAGCCGATGACCAAATAAATGATTCCAATTACTGACCAAAGCATTGTTTCATTCCTGACTTGTGACGTGGTAGCCGTTGCAAAAAATACAGTAGTAGGCGCGAAACGGTTTGTTGGGACGCGGGTCAAGCGCAATGTTTTGCAGCGCCGCCTTGGCTTCCTCTTTGTCTCTGAATCGGCTTTTGCCAGTGCACTCACGGTGCACCGCCGCGCCGTTCTTGAATGACCGTTTTGAAAGTTGGTCTTTCTTGTTTTTCTTTTTGAGTTTCTGGAATCGCGGATAGCGGTCCTCTAGGTCATGAGCGTTCATTTGGCGGTCCGACACTTCATTGCAGCAAGCAAGGCGTCCTTGCAAGCGCGGCGCTCTGTCGCAACTGGATAGGCGTCAGCGTCACAAAACGATTCGTCCAGCGTCACGGTGTTGGTTGTCCCGCCGCTGACCTTCACGTCATGGTCGCCGTCAACGTTGCAAGCCGCGCCGATAAATGCCCAAAGCAAGAACCAAAGCGCGAACACCGATAGAGGACCAATGACTTTCATACGTCACCCTTCTTTGTTGCTGGCGCGTCCAGATTGTAATTGAGGTTGAAGGTCACCCCTTTGGTGTCATCGTCCTCACCGTGGCGTTCAAGCCAGCGTTCGCGGTCACGGTTCTTTAGCCAGAAAATACAAGCGGTCGTGTCCGGCGGGAATCGTTCGCGGTATTTCTGGCTGACAACGGTCCCGTTCTTTGCATCAAAGAAAAACTTGACGCCCGGTTGCGAGTAACCAACGGCGCGTTGAAATAGCGCGGCTTCAACTAATTGGTTGGCAACGTCTTTGGCATCTTTTAAGGCGTCCAAGAAATCAGGGTGTTTTGATTTCCAGTTGCTTAGAGTTGATAGCGCAATAGAGCATTTTGCAGCGATTTGCGCGTCAGTCATGCCTGACTTTGCCATTTCCAAGATTCGCATAGCCAAGCGGTCACTGAACCCGCTAGGGCGTCCCGCTTGCTTTGGTTTTTTTGTGGCCAAGCTTCAACCCCTTCCTTGGGTTTTTTGGTTGGCAGTTTTTCGACGTGCCAAGGTCGTTGCCCGTCCCGCCTTAGAGACAAGCTGAGGTCATTTCCTTGCGACTAGTCCCGCGTCAACTTCCAGCGGGTCACTACCGTTGTTGGTGATAACGATTTGCGTTTGAACGAAAGGCCAGCCGCTTAGGGTTTCCAATTCAAACCCGTCCGCAACGATTGCGGTTGTGCTGGCGTCATGCCATTGCGGGTTTGGTTGGCCTTGTTGCGTCATTGAACCGCGTGGCAGTAGTGAAGCGTCAACCGCACCGCCGCCGGAATAGTTCAGTTCGTTTGAACCAGTGCCGTAGCTTTCAATTCCGATGAGGCTTCCGCCGCCGCCTGGAACGTCCCACAACTCAATTTGGTCAGCGTCAACAACGCCAATATAGTACGGCGTTGCTTCGGCAAGTCCTGACGGCAATGTTCCAATTTCGGTCAACGTGATTTCTTGGTCTTGCAACAAGCCGTGACCGGGAATTTTCAAGCGGTCGTTCTCAGGGTCAACTTGTCCATCGGTTCCCGATTGCGTGGTTGCAATGTTGATTCCGCCGCTATTTGAAACGGCGGCTTGCAAATCCTTGGTGTAACCGCTGGCTGGATAGTTGGCCAAAGATGACCAAACGCCGCCAACCGCCGCCGTGACACCAAACTTGTCAATGAATGACGGTGACGCTGAGAAAGACCCGCGAGCGCCGCGAAACTCCGAAGCAACTTGTTGCGCGGTTGTTGCGCCTTGCAAATCAACTTCCACCTTGTGGTCAGAATCAAGCAAGTCCCAATCAGTGTCATCACCCGGATTTGGTTCGGTGCCGCCGCCGGTCACGTTTGCCCAAAAACCCCAGCCTTGATTGTCCTCATCGTAAATAATGAGAATATCGCCGTCATTGAAAACGGCTTTGGCGCTGAACGTGTATTGTTCAATACGAATCAGACCACTATCAAAGCTGAACGAACCGCCGCCGCCGCCACTGCCAGTGAATTTTGCAAAGTATGAAACAACATTTGCGTTCGCTGAGTTGACGGCAAGCGTCATTGATTCGCCGTTTTGCAGCGTCAGCTTTTTTCTATCGCGTCCAACAAGCATGGTTCAACCCCTTCCAATCAAGGCGGCGTTCAAAACCAAATCGTCAGCCGAATTGTTTGTGATGACCAATTCGGTTTGCACGAATGGCCATTGGTTGAGTGTTTGGATTTCCTCGCCTTCCGCTGAAACCGTTGACGGTGTTGGTTCGTGAAAGAGCGGTGTTGGTTCGCCTTGCAAATACATGGAACCACGCGCTTGAACCGTGGCGTCAACGGTGCCAGCGCTTTCAAACTTGGCGTAATACTGAACCAGCGTTGAATGTTCTGACGCAATCTTGAGCGTCAAGCTTTCGCCTTGCTCTAAAACTATTGCCCGGTTGTCGAGTGAAAACATTTTTCAAACCTCAGTTGATTTTATTTTGAGCGTGGCGCTTGACTTATTCTAGCCGCTCAATGCCCCAATGGTCAAACACCGCCTTGACCGCCGCCTTGTGGCGTGGTCCGTCTTTCTTTTCTCTGTATGCTTCCGACACTTCGCGCCGAAGCTTGTCAGGCAATCGGCACCAATGAAAGCCGCAAGCCATTTGCCATTGCGCGCGTTCCCTTGTGCAACCATGGACGCCGCAAGCGGTGGCGCTTTGGCGGTTTGGCTTCATTATCCTGGCCCCAAGCTGGCAATCATTCGCTTCCGTTCTTTTTCCGCTAGCTCAAGCGCGACAACCAAACGCCGAATGATTGAGGTTGCTGAACCAACCCGGTAACCAGATTGAAGCCAATTGTTCGCTTCATTTATTAATTCTTGGTTGACGTTCATAGTCCGTTTTCCATCCAAATATCGTTGCCGAACGTTTCGCGCAAAGCTTCCTCAATGCAATCACCGCAAGCGATTAGCTTCGGTTCGTCAACTTTGACAACGGCGCAACGGTGGACGTCATCTTGGTCAATCTCTTTGTTGCAAATCATACAGTCCTCGCCTTCATAGAACCGCCGACCTAATGGCATAACGTCAACCCTTTGCAAAAATGATTGCGAGAAAAAACAAGCCGCCGATAATCAGCAACGTTATCCAAGCTGGCGACAAAACCCAAAACCAAGGCCAATCAATCACGTCAGTCAACTTGAAAACGATAAATAGAAATTGCAGTAAACCCAACCAACCCTTCGGCATGAAAAACTCCAATGAGTGAACAAGGCGGCGGGTTGTGGCCACGCCGCCTTGCAGTTACTTCAAACGTTTGCCGTTGCTCCGGCTTTGATTGAAGTGACTTTCGGTGTTTTGTTGACGGCGGTCCCGTCACCTTTGGCGCTGACTACTGCAAGTCCACCGTTGGCTTTGGCGTCCTTCATAGCTTCACGCATGACGCCGCTGGTTTCCTCGCCTTGCTTTTCGTTGGCGTCATTGTCTTTGATTCGCGTTGCAATGGCGGCGTCCTCGGCAACACGCTTTGCCAGTTCGTCGCCGTTCAAACGGTCACTGACCTTTTCAGGGTCACCGCCGATTCCGTCACTGAACAAGCCGCCGCGCGATTGCAACTCCTTCAACTCGGTAATGTCCATAGCGCGCCGCTCTTGAACCTCACCGCGATATTCAAGCCAGGTTGTCCGCGTCACCGGGTCAAAGTGTTTGGTGCAATCAACGCGCTTAGTCTCGCGTCCAGTGTTGGCGCAAGTGACCAAGCGGCGCTTGTGGCCTTCCATTTTTTTAATTTCGTCTTTGATAAATTGCGCTTCCGCTTTCAGCGATTCCTTTTTTTCCTCAATCTTGCGGTCAAGGTCGGCGGCTTCGCAAGCGGCGGCGTTGATTTCGTCTTTGGTCAGAGGAACGTCAAATTCTTGTTTGATTGGCATCGTCCAAGCTTTGACGTCTTTCGGGTTGACCTTCTTTTTGTCTTTGCACAATTCGTGCAATGACATATGTGATTGGCGTTTGTGATTTGTCCATTTGCTCTTGATAAACGTCAAGCGTGTTTCCTTGTTCGTCCATTTCAGCAAAGCCCAACTCAACGGCGTCAGGGTCGCAACCGGCTTCCTCAGCAAACTTGTGGCGGTCGGTGAAATCGGAACGCCATTTTAAATTGACCAACACTGAATCTTTGTTGGTCCGATGCAAAGACACTTGCTTTGACTCAACCAACACGTTTGATGACTTCGCTTTTTTCTTGCTCAAGGTTGTGGCCCCTAGCTTTGTAATTTTGGCTTGATTGCCAAAAAGTTATTTTTTGAAAATCACTTCACGAACTTTTATAAATTCCCAACCTGGACCCGGTTCGCCTGGCCAGCGCGCGTGGTCAACGTGAATCGGTTCGCCGTCTTTGGCGGCAACCCAAAACTCACGGCGCTTCGGCTTGCCTTGCATGACGCCCGTTGGAATCGTTGCGACGAACGCCGCCGCCCTAAAGCCGGTGACGCGGCAAGTCCGGTTTTCGGCTGGCTTGGCCAACCCGAGTGACTGCAACTCGCTGACGCGCGCCGACAGGCTTTTCAGTTTGGCCAACCCGCCTTCGCATACTCTGGTTAATTCTTGCACAGTGATTGGACCGTGAGTCCTAAGCAACTGCCAAGCTTCCAGTTGGGTCCTTGCCAGGATGCCGCTGGCGGAAAGGGCATTGTAAGCGTCCAGACTGTTTTGGTTCGTCATCCTATGACCTCATCGGGTTGCGTCGATTGTGGTTGGATTGTGCAACGTTCAGCGGCAATCAGATTCTCAACCTCGGTCACGGTGTCGGCTTTGAACAACAACACCTGACGCCGCTTGCGCGCCTTTGCATAGGAAACATAAAAAGATTCCATGCTGACTATCGCGGTTTTAAAATGACGCCAGTCAGCGCCAAGCGCCGCCGATAGCGAGTTGGTCAAATCACCAAGTTTTGGTTTCGGTCCGCCGCCGTCAACGGTGCATAGGCAATCGTCAAGAACGCTGAACGCTTTTGAAACGGCGACACTTGCCCTAGCCGCCGCCGTCCCGGCTTCTTTAAGTCTCTCAGTCTCTTTTCTCCTAGTCTCTCTATGTGCCCCGTCAGTGGCCCCGTCAGTGGCCCCGTCAGTGGCCCCGTCAGTGGCCCCGTCAGTGGCCCTATCGTCATCGCGCATGATTTGATATTTATCGTAATTGCAAACGGTTATGACCGTTCCACAGTGGCCCCTTTTCATACTCAAAATTCCGTCTTTTTCGAGCATTTGAAGCTTCCGATCTATTGTGTTCTTGCTCACGTCGAACCGTTCGGCCAACTCGTTGCGTCCGGTCGCAACCTGACCACGCTCAAGCGTAACAAGCTGACGGCGCAAAGGTTCTAGGCCACGCTCACGCCTTGCCCAAAGAACCAAGGTGCAAAGGACAATGAACGCAATTGGGTCAACGCCAACCCAACTGTTCAAAATTTTTCGGTGCAACTTGACCCAGCCGCCCGTTGGACGCGCCATGGTCAGTCTCTCGGTTTCAGTTCGTCGATTTGGTCAAGGTCAGCGGCGGTGACGCCAAGGCTGGAAAGCGCGTCCCTGAGTCGGTTCGCATATCCGATTGTCCAAATTTTTCCGTTGACAATCTTTGATAAATCGGCTGGCCAAATCGCGGCGCCAAGCTTCAAGGTTGCGCGGTGCAAGTCCATTTGAGTGATTCGGCGCTGATATAAAAATTCCAAAAGCGGCATTTTTTCCAACCATAGTGAGTATTTAAAAATCAGTTGCGGTGTCTTGTGTGTTTAGTCTAAGGTGATTCCGCCTAACCTGCAACAACTATGGAGCAAAAATGGACGTAACCCTTGAGGAGCGTAGCGTTGAGCTACATGACCCGTCACCGCCGGACGGGTCAACCGAAATTGCTTTGACAGATTTGGTTCCGGCTGATTCAGAAATCGTCCTTGAACCTATCGACTATTCCAACCTGACCACTGACCAATTGTGCGCCGAATGGCTGACGATTGGCCCCAACGATTTGCGGCGTGAAGCGAAGCTGGACGAAATCGCGCGGTGTCTCAGCGGCAAGGTTGACCGGCTGGACGAATTACACGCCAACTCCGAAGCCAACGCGGACGCGTTTGACGCCATGGCGGCGCGTTACCACAAGCGATATTGCGAACCGCTTGAGAATCGCGCGCAACAAGAGCGCAACCGCGCCAAGGGCATTGAGGACTTGTTGCTATTCGTCATGAGCAAAAACGATTTGATGGAATTGAGCGGCGCCAACGCAATCGCCAAACTCAAGAGCAATGACCACAACCCGAAAGCGATTTGGAAGCGCGAAGCGACCGCCGCCGATATGGCGAAATATGGCGAAGCGTTCGTTGAAATGATTCCGCATCGCTTCGCGTTCATTGAAAAGAATTGCAAGAAAGCGGTCATGGAAAAACAGCTAACCGATTTGGACGCATTGGAGTTGAAGCCAAAAAAATCAATCAAGTTTGAAGTTGCCGTTGAAGTGATAGCGATTCCACCGAAACAGAAAAAATTGAAAAAGGTGAAAGCATGAGAATTTGGAAGGATGCCAAGGAAGCCGATTTAAAGTTGCTGGAAATCAATGCTGGCGTTCAAGTCACGTTGGTCAACGGTGACGTGAAGGAACTGATTTTCCCGTTGCCAAATGGCAAAGCGTTACGCGTTTCTGGCGCTTGGGACAGTTGCAAAGTTGCGATTCAGCAACCGCCAACTATGGTCAAAAAATACCGCGTCACTGGCGTCCTTGCCGCCGCTGACACCGAAGTGACCAAAGACTTTGACAGTGAACGCGAAGCCGAAAGCTTTTCTGATTGCCTTGTGAACCCGAAAACCGAACCATTTGAGGTTGAAGCATGAATGACCTAGCCGTCAGAGAAAAAGAAACAGCCGTTGCGCCAGCGTCAACACAAGCCATGGTTGCAGGTGTTGAAAAAGAAATTGAAGCCGCCGTCATTATCGCTCACCGATTCCCTCGGGACCAAGGACGCGCGCTGAAAAACATTGAATCAGCTTGCACCAATACGCGCCTGGCTGAACTGGCTGAGTATTCATATCCGAAAGGCGGGACCACGGTTGAAGGACCGTCAATCAGGTTGCTTGAAGCCATTGTTCAATCTTGGGGCAATGTTCGCGGCGGCGTCAAGATAACGCATCAAACACTTGAGGAAAGCCACGCAACCGCTTGGGCTTGGGACTTGGAAACAAACGCGTATTACGCCATTGACATTATCGTTCCGCATATTCGGGACACGAAAAAAGGAAGCTATCCAATCACCGACAAGCGGGAAATTTATGAGTTAGTCGCCAACCAAGGCGCGCGCCGCTATCGCAAATGCCTGGAAACAATCATTCCACGCCATATCGTTGACGCCGCGCGTGACGCCGCCAACCAAACAATGAACAACCTTGGTGACCTCGAAACGCGCCGCGCCAAAATGATTGAAGCGTTCAAGAAAGCTGGCGTCAGTCAGGACCAAATTGAAAAGCGCCTTGGCAAAAAGATCGTTGGCGTTGGCAACGCCGAACTGACGGCAATGAACAAAATTTACAACTCATTGCGTGACGGCATGACCAAGGTTGCCGATTGGTTTGAATCAACTGACCCTGAAATGATTATCAAAGAGCAAACGGAAGGCGTGAAGGCTGACCCGGCGCAAACTTTGGCGCTGGCGCAAAAAATGTTTCACAAGGCGAGCGCTGACGCCAAGAACGCTGGCGCTGACCCGCTGGCATTGTTGCGCGCCGCGATTCCCAACCCGAAGCTGACGCAAGCGGACGTTGACAAGGCAACTGGCGCGGTTCTGACGGCATACGCTGAACTGATTGACCAATGGGTTAAGGCAAACCAACCATGAGCAAAGAACAAGCACCCGCAAAATTTGTTGAGGATGCAAAGGCGTTAGGTGTTGCGTTCAACAAGCTGGCGAAAGATTGGGGTTATGCCATGGCGCTGAACGGCGTTGCCTCAATCATTGCAGTTGCGGCATTGCAACAACCAATGCCGGGACACGCCTTGATGCAATTTTTTGGCGTTTGCACCGACAAGCTTGACGCCGCCGTTCAAGCTTCGGCAAAGATTCAAGCGGCAATGAAAGGCACCAAGCTATGAGTGAAGCGCCGCGCGGGTACAACGGATTTGCCGAGTTTGACAAGCAATCGCCAGCGGTGAAAGCGCTGACAATTTCTTTCATTGACGGCATTGACGCCATGACGATTCGAGCGGCTAGGGCATATCCTGACCTTGCCAACAACACCACTGAGTTTTATGGCGCGTTGATTTCCGCGCTGACGGACCAATTCATAAACATTTGCGCAATGACCAAGGAACCAGAAAAGTCCTTGAAAGATTTGGCGTCAACGCTGACGTCACTTCACGTTGTTCACGAAACTTTGCAACGCAAGAAAGGCATATTTTGAACACTCAGCTTATGAAAATCAGCCGCGCCGAATTCGGTTACGGCGGCTATCAGGATGCAATGGTTGGCGTCGATTTCACGTTTTCGTCGCCGGGTTGCGGTTGCGGTGACTTTTGGGGCACTTGGGCAATAGAGCGCTCTGAACACGCCAAATGGACCGAACAAAGCCGAATCGACACGCTAGGCGGCGTGGTCATGCGGCTTGCCAAGATTCTTGACCAAGCCAAAAAAAGACACGTTGGCGAATTGGTTGGCGTTCCGGTTGAAGTGACCTTTGAAGGCAACGCGCTGAAATCTTGGCGCGTGTTGACAGAGGTCATATGACCATTCAAATAGGAAACCAATTCACAGAAAACAAACCAATGCCGGGACGAACTGACCGCCGTTGCGTTTGCGTTTGGCGCGTGACTGATTATTACATTTTCTTTTTTGAAACCGCCGGGCGTTGCTATCGGAGTAGAAAGTTGCGTTCGGAATTTGAAAAACAATTCACAAAAGTTGAGGTCAACATTGGCTGACCTTGAACCAATTGACCCGGTTGACCTTGCGATTTTCACCGCTGGCGTTGTCATGGCGCTGGCAATCATTCTGGTTTTTATCTTGGGCTTTTCTTGACGTGCCGGGTGTCAAAAGATTGGACGGTGCAATGAAATAGGCCAGCTAAGGGCGCCCCCGCAAAGGCGTTTTTGGCTGGCCTAAAGTTTTGGCGCAAAACACCCGAAAAGTCTTTTGTGAGGTGAGTGAGACAGGCAACAACGGGGGGTTCTTTGATGACGGTCAAACGCAACTATCAAATCATGATTGCAGTTGGCGCGGCAAAGGGTTGTGGCCTTTATGAGGTTTGGTCAGAATCGGTCAGCAAGCCAGTTGAGTTTCAGCATATGGGTTATTTTCAAACTCGCGTTGAAGCACAAGATTGGATTGAACGCCGCGTTGAAAGTGACTGCCCAAGCAATAGCGGTCAGCTTCAAACGGTTTTCGACACAACCATGAAACCATGCGGACACGTTGCCCCGCTTGACCGGCGCCAGTGGTGTCCGATTTGCGAGCGCAAGCGCCAGGGTCATTCAATATGACGCCCATGAAACAGTGCAAAGACCAAAAATGCCGGACTATTTTTTGGTCTTTGCCCAAGTCAGCCAAGCTGAACGAACTAGGCTTTTGGTTCCAATGCCGTTGCAACTCAACCCTTTTTATCAGAACGATTGAGGTCAAATTTTGACCGCTGAACATTATAAATGGTTAGACAACGTGGCTTTTCTAAACCATATGCGAGAAACGCAAAACGAATTGAGGTCAACCGCCGCGCAAAATCAGCATGACGATGAGGCACAAACATACTGGAACGAGTTACTAGACGAACTGACCCGTAGGGGTTTCAACCTAGGAGATTTGTAATGACAATGAAAGCTGACCCAAACTTTTGCCCTTTGCCGATTAGCGCCGCCATTGACCGTTTTGTTCGTGACCGCTTGCGACCCGGCGGGTTTGTCAACGCCATTTTGGAAAATGATTTGCTCGGCGCAATCAACGCGGCTGATAGTGCCAACCTATTTTTGATTCCTCATATCGTTGCCTATATGGCTGAACATGTTCCAGCCAGCGCGAGAGGTTCAGCCGCTGAGGTTGAGGGTTGGCTGAAAGGCGGCAACAATGGCGCAAATTGAACGCGAGTTGAAAACAGAATTGGTTGCCGCGCTGGCGAGCATCACCGTCGAAACCGAAAACGATTTAGAAATGAAACTGGCCGAAGCGGTCATGGCGGTCATCACTGAACGCTCTGATTCAAAGGCGTTTCAAACGGCGTGGCGCTATGTTGTGACGCGCGGTGATGAGGCTTTCAGCGCGCGAATAATGGAACGCAACGCCAAGGTTTGTGACACGCCTTGATTCACCAAGGCGCCAGAAACCCCTTAACCCGCAAAGACCCGTGGCCACTATGGCTTCGGGTTTTTAAATAAACCCCGTCACCTTCGCGTCCGCTATCACTGCCAGTATTTCCCTCGACAGTTTGGAACCCGGAACGCGCCACGGCAATCACAATGCCAGCGTGGCCTTGCAGCGTTCCAACGTTGTTGGCGTCAACGTGTTGCCAAATCACAATGCAACCTTCATGCGGCTTGGCTAGGCGTTGTTCAACTGGCGTTTTGTTCCATACGGTCAAGCAATGTTCTGACGCGTGAAGGCGCGCTTTCGTTTCCAAGCCCAACCCCATGGCGCCGCCGAGAGTGTCAATGTAATTGACGCAAAACTGAACGAACGCCATACACCACGCTTCGCCGGTCGCCTTGCCGTCAACGGTTTGCTGGAACTTTTCGACGGCCCAACCCGCGTTGCGCGAAGTCTCACGAACGCCAACCCAACGCAAGGCTTCCAGCGCCAAAGCATTACACTTGGCGCGGCTGATTTGCGGGTATGTCATGGCGGCTGGCCTTGCGTCCGAACGAGAAAGTCAATCTTGTAGTCCATAGCTGCAAGCTTGGCTTTCACGTCAGAAAGTTGCTCGGCGACATTTTCCATTTTTTCAACGCGTTGTTGAAGCGTGTCAGCCTTGGCTTGAATAGCCGCAATCCAAAGAGCGCAACCGACAACGGCAGTGACAACCGAAGCGACCATGCCCAATGGAATGCGGGTATTCAAGTCAACAACGCTTAGCATTTGCATCGCATTTCTTTTTGAGGTTGTCGCGCAAATCAATCAGAGGACGCTTGTCCTTGAACAATTTGTAATTAGCGTGAGCGGCTTTCAGCTTCGCTTCGGCTTCCTTGCGTTCCTCTGGCGTCAGTTCTTTGAACAACGCAATGATTTCCCGAATCAGAGAAATTAGCGCCGGACCGTATTGGAACAAAAGCAAAAGCCATTGCATGATTTACTCCAAGGTTGAAGTTGGCGCCGATAGCAACTGACGAATCTTGGCTTTCTTTGCCGCCGACCAAACGCCGACAGAGGACCAAACCCGCTTGTGGTCTTTGTCCAAAACGATTGTTGTTGGATAGCTGGACACGCCAAGCGATTGGCCTAGCGCTTCGCCGTCACAATCGTTCAGAACCGGACCGTCAGCGGCGTAACGCTCAATCCAGTTGGCATAGTCGGACAACTCGCAGTCAATGGAAATTTCCAAAACTTGCGCGCGGTCGCCATGCCATTCCGTCGAAAGCGCTTTGACGTTTGGTGAGTTGTCCCGGCAATACCGGCAACCGTTGAAATAGAATTCGAGGACCATTGGCTTGCCGAGGTGAGCGGCGGTGTCATACCGACCGCCTTGGTCAGCCATATCCTGCAACGAGAAATGAACGGGTTCAGCTTGCGCCAGGGTCACGCAACCGGCCAAACCCATGGCGATGCCAACCAAGAGAAACAAACGCGCCAGATTCATGATTTTGCCCCTTTCTGGCGCCGTTTCAGAGCGGCGCGGCCCAAGATAACGAACACCTTTGGCGATTCAGCGACCAAATCGCAAAGGCAACGCAAAACTTCCTTGACTTGTGCGATTGACAAAGGCTGTTTCATGCCTTCCTTGGCGGTCACCGCCTTTGCCAAATCGTTCAGATTGTTGATTCTCATAGGCAACGCAATCTGTCGCCTAGCGTCCCGTCCGGCGCTTGGCTGTATTCAATCGCGTGGCATTGCGACCAATTGACGAAAGGCTTGCAGCTTCCGCCGGGACAACCACCGCCGTCACCGCCGTCAACGTGACCGTCATTGCCGCCGTCCACGGTTCCGCCGTCATCGTCAGACTTGCAACCGCATTCACAACCCGGTTCGCAATCGCAAGCGCCCATGGCGCAATCGTCACCGTCACAACCGTCCTCACAACAAACGGTTGGACACTCGCAATCGGTGCAAATGCAACTGCCGTCCTCGTAACACTCGCAGGTGTTACAAATGCAACCGTCCTCAGCCGGTTCGTCCGGTTGGGCTTTGCCTTGGTTGAAGTCACCGCCGCACGAAACAAGAAATAGCGCCGCCAAGGCGCAAAGAAACTTGTTCATTGCTCAACCCCTTTCTTTGCGATGGACCAAACGGAAAATGGTTCCGGCTTTCGGAATTTTCGTGGTAATGCGACCGCGCAAACCGTGGCGCACGTTCAGATAGTCACCGTCATCAATTGTTTCTTTGACGAACCAGCAACGGCGGAAAAAAATGTTATGTGGAGTTTTGTAGACGACGCGAACAAGTTTCATAGTGCCCCCCGTTGAGAGGGGCACCACAAAAGGGTGACCCTCAGTTTCTCATACACTGACTAAAGCGCTGATATTTTTCGTGGCAGCTTTCTTTAGTATATGGCACCGCTGGCGAATCAACAATACACTCAGACAACTCCAAATAGAGTTGCTGGCAATCAAGAGGTTGCGGCGGCGTGGTCGGTTCAACCTCGAAAAACAATGCCGCGTCACCGGGTTCATTGGCCAAGCGGTTGCAACCTTGTTTTGACCAAGCGAAGCCGCCAAGGCCCCAACTTGTGCCCCAACTATTTGCAATCAGAAACTCATAGCCGCCGCCGCTCGGCGCCGGACGATAACCAACCAACGTGACCATATGGTTGATTGAGCGTGAGTTACAGCCGGTAATCCGACCTTCGCCGTTTGGCGAGAAAGAACCGCCAGCGGCAACGGTCACCGCCAAGGCGCCCTTGTGATAAATGGCGGCGCGTAGGTCATCGGGCGTTGGCGCCGTTGAGCTATTGGCACCAACCATGGACCAACTCACCGGCTGGCTGGCTTTCGGCTTGTTGCAAGCATACCGGCTTGACGCGCGATAGGGGCAATCAACTTCAAGTGACTGGCCTTTCTCAACTTCATAACGCCCGTCCATAAAGCCGCCGTTGCAACCGTATGCGGTCCTGTCATTCACAAGCGTGTCTTGTTCAGCAAGGTCAAGCGCCAGCACGTTGCCAGCTTTCAGCCAAGCTGATTCATGCGCCTTGGTGCGAGCAAATGCCCAACACGAACCGCACGAACCTTGGTTGACGATTGGCGTTGTCAAACCGTGGTCACGCAAGTCATACGCTTCCGGCAACTGAGCAATTTCAGATTGCGTTGGCTTCCAATATGACGCGCCAAGCGGACCGCCTTCGCGTGGTCCAAGATAGCCGGTCGCATAGCGCCGACCTTCAATGACCGTCGAAAGGTTTGGTTCTAAGGCGGCGTCAAATGGCGCGGCGTATGCCTCACCGCAAGCGACAACCGAAAATGCAAAAGCCAAAAGAAGATTTTTGAAACGGCTCATGTTGGATATTTCCCCCGAAATTTTTGCCAAGGACACCGCTCTTGATTACGCTTGCTTGAGCGTTTTGAGCGCTTCAACCGCCGCGTTCGCGTCAATCGCCAAACCGGCAAAGTCATCAATCAGCGTGTCCAACTCAGCGGCGTCAACGTCTTTCATTTCAGAAATGACTTGTTCCGCGCCTTGCACCGCCGCCATGGTTGCTTTGATTGGCGCAAGCATATGGCGAGCGTCCAGCAAATTCAGCTTGCCGTCAGCGCAAGATTTGACAACGGCAACGCAATACGAACGACCGGCGGCAATGACTTCGCGCGTTTCTTTAATCGTACTCATGTTTTGAACCTCTGAAAAAATTGGTTGGGAAACAGAACACAAATTCTAAATCACCAAGGCGTTCCGAACAAGATGCAAAGGAAAACGAAAAATATAAGCGGCGCCGCCATGCCAGCGGCAACGAACGCAACAAATTCGTTCATTTCTTGGCTGAACATTTACGTTTGCGCGCTTTCGCTTCGGCGTGGAAAAATTCGGCGCCAACCCAAAAAAATAGTGCGGTCGCCAAGCCTAGTCCGATCATGCCAAGAGGCAACGATTGACGAAC